GTCTTAGGTCTTATATATTTAATATTTATTATTTATTGATTTGCTGACCCCCCGACCCCCCTATTGGAAGTATACTAAATGTAAATTCTATGTCAAGCTTTTTGATCTCCCCGCTTTTTTAGATTTCAGAAAATGTTAATATATTTTTATTATGTATGATACACACCACAGAAAAATTCGGACATTTTGGATAGACCGCACATATTGAGCGTGAGTGTGTGCTATATCACAGGGGTTTTCTAAGATTTATTTGCGACACGCCCGAGAAACACCTCTAAATGTCAGTCCCCCCTGCTACAATAATAATATAACGAAAAACAAACGAAAGGAGTCAAAATGACTCAACTTACAGAAACACTATATAGCACAATCGTGCACGATTTCCACAATGGTGGAGTAAAGTCCTCATATGGACTCAATGCCTACACACGCAAGGCTCTATTGCGTGACCTACTCTCTAGCAAGGCTTGCTATTGCATAGAGTGCGTGTGTGAGGTAACTCACACCGCATAGGCTACACGCTACGGCGTGTCGGCTTGATAATGTCAGCCCACTAGGCTACAATTCCATTATAACCAACTAACGAAAAGGATAGAAAATAAAATGACAATAACATACTCACTATGGGACGGCGCTCAACTACTAGGCGCAGGTTTTACCGCTAAGAGCGCAGACGAAATGAATAAGGTCGTAGCAGACCTACAAAAGGTTTCTAAAAATGTAGTAGCACATATGAGAAAGGTAGAACAGAACTAATGTCATACGCATATAACACACGCACTAACACTAAGTCTAAATGGGATACTATCCAAGAAGATGTAGCCGACCAATACACATACCTAGATGAAGAGGTAGATGTAGAAGAAGAAGATATAGAAGATGTAGAACTAACAGATGAGCAAGTAGACGCACTACTAGCAGATATGGATTGGGTAGCGTAATGATTACAGACGGACTAGAATTACTAGTAAATGACTACGGCTTAGAGTTTGATAGTTTCTTAGGCTCTATCTACTTACCTTGGCACACTATTATTATCACCGCCCTAGCACTAATCGCTTATAAGATTTATAAGAGAAAGAAGAATAAGTAATGACTACTAATCGCCTACTAACTACCGCCGTCCAATTACTACTAGCGGGCGTTACTATCCCGCTACTAATTGCCGTAATAAAAGACCTAAAAGAAAATGGACTAAACTAATGAAATCACAATTAGAGAAAGATTTAGAAATCAAAGAAAGTTTTATTGATTTACTAAATGATGTTTATCCTACTGTAAAAATCGGTTACTCTACATTCACCCCCGCCGAAATACTAGAGTGCTGTGATCCTGTTGCGTTTGCTATTGGCTTAGTAGAACACGAAGACTATTTAGCAGAATTAGAAGAAGAATAACGGCGTGTCGGCTTGACAATGTCAAGCTGGCCCGCAAAGGCACGGGGTCGGGCGTGTCGTTACGACATTGTTATAGAGCCCCTGGAATTTTGTGAGATTTATCACATAGTGCGTGTGAGGTTTATCACATAGCCCACGCTCCACATAATGAGATGAATACCCCTAGGATTGGATAATGTCAGTGCCCTCGTGTATAATGTCTACTATAACAACAACGAAAGAAGGTCAGAAATGAACCTAGACGAATACCGCGCCTATGTAGAGGCGACACGCAAGGCAAGCAAATCAGAGGCTTTGTCAGTCCTCTCTGCTACAATTACCAAATCAACAACAACGAAAGGTGACAACTAATGTCAGCAAATGTCTATTCAATTCCCGATTTACTAATCGGCAAAATGTATCGCTCAAAATCAGTAGAGGGCGAAATTATCTCAGCGGAAATTCACCCGCAAGCAATTTGGTATGAAGGCGCGGAAGCGTATCGCGTAGAGGTGCGCCCCGTTTATTCTACTACTAGCGGAAAATCTCGCTGGTATGGAAATACTACTTATCGCTCAGTAGCCGTAAAGGTAGGTGAATAATGAATTCAGTAATTGACCAAACAGAATTTTACACAATTCACGAACCAACTTTTATGTGTTGCGATGAAAGCCAATTTCGTTATGTGTGTAAATCACACGGCGAAAGTATGGGTTGCTATTTTTGCGAATTTGATTACTCTAACGATTGCGAGGAACAACACTAATGGGATACATTGAAATTTTCCGTATGGATAACGAAGGTGCTGGCTGGGTAGATTTATCCGAAGCAACACCAGATGAATTATTCAACATTGAATTAGGTCTAGTAAATGAAGGCGCGTTTGACGGCTCTTTATTTATGAATGGAGAAAACGAATGAGCAAAATGAAAGAATTGCTTGATGAAATTCTAAATTGCGATTTATGTAATGGTAAAGGCTGGGTATTTTTTGGCAACGCTACTGAATACGATGTAGAGGCTTGCGAATGTAATCCTAATGAATTAGAGGTAAATTACTAATGAGCGAAATTGCTGGAATGTGGATTTGCGATAATTGCGATACTCTCGCCATTGTGTCAGTGGAAACTGATACAATACTTGTAACACAATGTAAATGCGTAACTAACGAAAGGGAAACTAATGTATAAAATAACTGTTGCTAATGATAGCGAACCGCTACACTTCGTAAAAGAATACTCAGATGAATTAGAAGCACACACCGAGTTTGCTAAATTCATTGACTGGGGCTTTGCTGATGAATACTCAACTGTAAATCTTTACACACCTAGCGGAAAATGCTACACGAAATTATTTTATCGTGAAGGCAGAAAGGTCGTAGTAAAATGATGACCCGTAAAGATTATGTTGCAACCGCAGAAATTCTAAAGTATGCAAGCAATAAAATTCACCCCGCTGTTTTTTCTAAAGTCGTAAATGATTTTGCTGAAATGTTTGCGGTTGATAATGAAAGATTTGATGTAAAAAGATTTCACGAAGCGAGTGGATATAATGTTCCTAACTTCACTTCAAGATAAAGTAAAACGCATTCAGGAATTGCGTCGCAGTAATGCGGCGCAACCTGTTCGCAATAAAAAAAAATACACACGCAAAATAAAACATAAGAATAAATTTGATCAATAGCCCGCAGCTCGGCCCGCAAAGGTACGGGGTCGGGCGTGTCGTTAAGACTGTGATCAAAATCACCCTGGAAAGCTGGGCCAGGATTGGAATATGTCGGTCCATTCTGCTATACTTGCCATTCAACCAACGATTGGGCTCCAATGAAACTAAAACGTTCTAATGATAGAAAGGTGGCTAACCTTGTCACAAAAAATGGAAAGCAAGCCGCAATTGCTAACACTTTCGGATTGCCTGCTGGTAAGGCTTACTCGTGCCCTGGTGCCACTAGTATTTGTGAGAGTGTATGCTACGCGGGAAAACTTGAAAAACTATTCCCAGGAGTAAAAACTAATCTGCTACACAATTGGGAATTGCTACGCAATGCCGATATGGATACAATGCTTATTCTATTGGATGAGATGATTGTTGATTTCGTTGCTGATTGTGATAAGAAGAATGCGCCTAAGTTATTCCGTATCCACTGGGACGGAGATTTCTTCAATGATACTTATACATATGCCTGGAAAGTAATTATTGAAAATCATCCCGATATTCAATTCTGGGTTTACACACGTGTAAAGTCTGCAGCGCTTATTCTAAAAGATGTATCTAATCTATCTCTATACTATTCAACCGATGATGAGAATAAAGAAATAGCATTCGATTTGAAAACTAATTCTAAGATACGTCTTGCTTATCTAGGAAAGACATTCGCTGCAACCGAAGACACAATGAAAGAATTGACTGGCAAGCCTGGTGCTAAGTGTCCTGAGAATATGAAATCAATTCCACTTATTTCTAGCAATGGGTCCGCTTGTGTATCTTGTGGCCTATGTGTTTATGGTAAGGCGGATATTAGATTTTCTGCGAGTAAAAAATAATGTATGACGTTATCGGATCCATTCTTGGAATTTGTTTAATTGCATTCTTGTGCTCACCACTTGTGCTAGCCGTGTACATGTGGAATGGTGCAAAATTTGATGATGATAATGACGGAATAGAAGATTTGCCTAATCGTTGGTAACGGCGTGTCGGCTTGACAAAGTCAAGCTGGCCCGCAATGTTGTGGGGGGTTATCCACAGGCTTACGGGAGTTATCCACAACCCCTGGAATTGTGAGTATTATCACAAAAGCTGCGACACGCCCATAATGGATTAGGTAATGTCAGTGGCCAATGCTATAATACTCTTATCCAACAACGAAAGGTAACAAATGACATCAGTAGAACACTCACTCAAATTCGTAACTGAGTTTGACGAAACACACCCTATCGCAAAACAATTTCTAAACTTAGATGAACAATCACAAATTACAATGCTAGAGTCAATGCTAAAAGATTTATTAGTATCTGCTATCCAACCAGTAATTGACAACATAAATGAAAATGGCTCTTACGCAATTCTAAAGGTGGCTAACTAATGGGAAGCAACACAGCGTTAGATTTAGCAAGCGAGTTTGATTTAGAACAAGGTATTGCTTATCACTTACAAGGTAATCATTACCCGCCCGTTCCACTTTCTATGGTGAAGCCGTGTATCGATGCTATCGATGCTTGGTGGGATGAGGATTCAGATAGGTTGATCGAAATGCCTGAAGGCGTATCTTATCGAGGAGATAAGTTTGCCCCCGCTCACGCAATAATTGACCAACACCACTTACACGCTTGGCTACAAGAAAGTGATTAGCATCACACAATAACTTTCTCAAATACTGAGATAGGGCTAGACTAATGTCAGACCCCAATGCTATAATTACAACCTAACAAAGAAAAGAGGCAAAAATGACAATAGATAATCATACCTATGAGGTTGGCGATTTATTCACCACCCTAAAGTCAAAGAGAACAGGTGTTATCAAAGAGATACACCCACAGGCATCTGGCTCGGTGCGTGTGCTACTGGAACTACCTAGCAAGGAAACTCGCTGGACTTCAGTATCAGCCAAGACACTACTTGGCTAATAAGACGGAGGCATACACCATAATCGGGTGATAAGCCAAGACCTGAGTATGTCTTAAAAATGCTCACACAACTTAATAATGTCAGACCCCCCTGCTATACTATCCATAACAACAACCAACCAACGAAAGGCAACAAATGACTAGAGCAATAACAGTAAAGGTAGCAACTACCAAAGTAATCAAGGCACTAGAAGGCACTCTTGCTAAACTAGAAAAAGACTACGCATCAACAGGTGCTAACGAGGCAAAGTATCAAAAGGCAGTAGAGGCGTGGCGCAAGGAAATTGGGAAGTGGGCTATTGCTAACTTCTCAAAGGCTGAGAACCTTCGCACAAACTATCGCTCTTGGAACAACACTCTCAATGTTGATTTTGACATCATCACAAAAGAGGGAACTTTCCCTACTGAACCTGAAAAAGATTTTGAGGTTATCCATCAGCACAGTTATCGTGAGATGAAAGAGGACATCACAAATGCTCTCACAATTCTCAAGATGACAGATGAGGAAACAGTAAATGCTTCTACAATGAAGCAGATTGCTAAGTATCTCTAAATAGATTTTGGGGGGTTAGCACACAAAGTCTAGACACCTAAACCCAAACAACCTGAGTAAGTTGCCAAACTGCTCTCCTTCGGGAAACTACTAACAAAGGTAATACAATGGCAAATCGTTTCAGAGTAGAAATCTACGATGCTAACAAAGCAAATGACATCACGATTTATTCAGATCAAGGTGTTGATAAAGAGTATCTAACTGAATTAGTATTCAGTAACATCAGAAACTTTAGCGGAAAAATAAATGCTTATGTTTTTGATAACGTAAAGAAAAAGAAAACAACTGCGATGTTTCTTGATGAGAGCACCGTTGAGTTTAGTAAAAATCTAATTAGCAATGCTAAAAAGGTAGAGGTGGGGATTTAATCTCCAGCTCGGCCCCCGCTTTTGGGGGGTTATCCACAGGTTTACGAGTGCTTGTGGATAACCCTGAAAGTTTGTGAGAATGATCACACCGCACAATTCGGACAAATGACTAACTAACCTAGACAATGTCAGTGGCAGATGTTATACTTATGACTAATCAAACGAAAGGAAATAAAAATGGCTCATAATCTAGAAATGGAAAATGGCGAAGTTGCATTTGCACTTCGTGGTGCTCCTGCTTGGCACAATCTCGCTAACCGAATCTTTACACAAGATGAGGAAGTTACAACCGCTACAATGCTTGAAGAGGCAAAGTTAGCAAATTGGAATGTTCGTTTATCTCCAATCACTGAGCACATTCCAGAATCTTGGAATGATGTTTCTACCGCATCTCTTGTCATTCGTGATAACCCATTCAATAAGGGCGTAGATGTTCTCGCAACTGTCGGCAAGCGTTACAAGCCTGTGCAGAATGAAGAACTATTTGCATTCGCTGATGCAATTCACGATGCTAATGCTGACTGCCGTTGGGAATCTGCTGGCTCATTAAAAAAGGGTAAAGTAGTTTTCGGAACTGTAGACATTCCCCGCACAATGGTATTAGACCCACAAGGCGCTAATGACCAAACTAAACTCTATTTAATTGTATGGACATCACACGATGGTTCTGTTGCTGTTCAGGCAGCCGTTACACCCGTTCGTGTTGTATGCCAAAACACACTAAACCTTGCAATGAAGAATGCTAAGCAATCTTTCAAGATTCGCCACACGCAATCTGTTGAAGGTCGCATTCAGGTTGCTCGTGAAACTCTTGGAATGGCGCTTGGCTATTTTGATGAGTTCGAAGTTCAAGCAAAAGCACTTTATGCTCAAGCAATTACTGATGCTGAATTCTCTAAGTTGATTCAGACAATCTATCCTAAGCCAGAAAAAGATGTTAAGGGTGCAATCAAGAAGTGGGAAAATAAGGTTGTTCTACTTGATGACCTTTACCACAATTCACCAACTAACGCTACAATCAAGGGAACTAAGTGGGGTGCGTTCAATGCACTAACTGAGCGCCTTGATTATTATCGTTCAGGTCGTGGCAATGGCGAAACACTTATGGCGGGTGCATCAGGGTTTGACCCAGTTCTAACCGCAGAAAAAAATAAGTTGTATCGTATGGTTGCAACTTTCTAAAAAACTAAATAAAAATCCTGAGCAAGATTTAAAACTGCTCACAATTTTTTCTTGGTCTGTTAGCTCAGTTGGTTAGAGCGCTACCCTGTCACGGTAGAGGTCGACGGTTCAAGTCCGTTACAGATCGCAATGCGCCCCCAAAGGTAAGGGATCAAAAAGTGTGTTACGAATCACAAAAAAAATCCCTGAAAGCTATTGTAAATGTCAGTGGGTGAGTGTATAATTCTCGTCATGACAAAGTATCAGAAGTACACCTGGGTGTGCACAAGCGATTGTGACGCATTAATTGAATATACATTTAAGGATGGATATGGCTGGCCAAATGGTGTGATGGACCTCACATGCAGATGTGGGACCGCTTGCACCTTGTTGTCAGTGGAAGATGCTACAATACCGTATACAGATACACCCCTAACGAAAGAGGAACCAATGGAAACAGAAACACCTGCAGTAACAATCCCTGAATCATATAACTCTAATCTATTAGTAACCTACAAGGTTATCCACGGCTATTCAGATGCAGAGTATACAACCGATAAGGTTACCAGCATTGAATGGGACTTACACAATGCACGTCAAACACAAAAAGCCAACGCCGTGCTACATTCTAAGATTGACACAGTCAAAGATATCATCACTGAAGCATATGCTGATTCAGATGACCAAGAAACACTTCGTGCAATTGCTGAAGCGCTTTCAATTGAACTAATCAGAGAATTTGAATTTACCGCATCTATCGAGGTTAGCGGAACATATTCATATAACATTCTTGAAAATGATTATGACTTAGACCTTGAGTCAGAAGTTACAGATGCTCTCTTTGCTGATTCACAGAACGGTAACATTGAAATTACCGACCAAGAAGTATGCAACGTTAGTGAGCGCTAATGTACTTTGAGTTGACTGCTCCCAATAGGCTATCTTTAGAGATGGCTTATTGGGATGCACAAATCACAGGGCTCGACCCTGAATTTATGCCGCCATTGACATTCAACATTGGAACTGGTAGTATTGAGAAAGTTAGTCGCATTCGTGATAAGTATAATTTAAAAGAATCATACTGGTCAGACAGAGAAGCGACAGGATACAAGGAGAAGTAATGTCAGATTACAAAGATGGATTTCAAGACGGGTACAAGTTTGCTCGTGAAGAACTAATGGAAAAGTTAGCAGAGATTGATATTGCTGACATTGACTCTTGGATCCTTGACCGTCTTTCAGAAATGATTGAGGGTGGCAACCTGTGATGGCTGAATGGCTTAAGTGTGATCAGTGTGCAGCTCAGGCAATGTGGGAAGCAAAGAAAGATGAGATGTCTCTTTATTTTTGTGGACATCATAAAAATTCACAGGGCGAGTCTCTTGTGGACTGGGCCGAAGAAATGGTACAATTACTAAACTACGAGCAAGACCAACTAACAAAGGCGGAATAAAATGGGCGACAGAGCAAACTTTGGATTTAGAGATTCCAAGGAAAATATTGTATTTCTATACGGCCACTGGGCTGGACATCGAATGCTAGAACAATTGGCGGACGCTGTTGCAGCAGCAGAGCCAAGGTGGCAGGATGAGTCATATGCAACACGTATCGCTATCTCTAATTTAATTAAAGATGAGTGGGCTAGCGAAACAGGCTGGGGCATATACGTAAATCAACTTGGGGACAATGAGCACAAGGTCCCTATTATTGATTGGAAGAATAAAACATTTACATTAATGGAAGAAGACCTGCAGACTGTAGTATTTAGCACAAGCCTTGAAGCATTTGTTGCCAAGTATTGTAGTCAACTAAGTATGGTATAATTAAGCTAGGACTTTGGTCCTGGTTTTAATACAGAAATGAAAATGGTGCGTCTAACTAGTCTACGGGCCAGGCGCTAAGTAAAGCGGTTTATTTCTTTCGTTGGAAATCAGCAGCCATATTCATTAACCCCCCAGCTTTTGTTGGGGGGTATTTTTTTGCCCGCAAGGGCGAGGGTAACATATCTCTTTTACGAAGTCAATATGAAAACTCCTGAAATTCTGTGATCTTGACCACAAAGCTTGGGGATGTGGTGTGTATCACACGATATTCCCTATACAAATGTCAGTGGTCCATTGTATAATTAGAACATATCAACGAAAGGATATAAAATGCCAAATTGGTGTTACAACACATTAACTATTCAAGGACCTAAGTCTGAAGTAGATATGATTAAAGATAGATTGAATGCTCCATTTACATTAGCACAAGAGACTTATGGTATGGGTGATATCTCATCTATGGGTTTCCCCACCAAAATTAAATTAGTTGAATATAATAATCCTGTGTTTGCTTTCCATAACATTCACTCATATAAGGATGACGGTATTACTGATGAAGAGTATGCCTGCCAGCCTGTTCGTGGTAACTATGATATACAAAATGACCCTGATTGGTTTGCTAAGTCTGTTGCATTCGCTAAGACTCAAAAGGATTGGTATTCTTGGAACAACTCTAATTGGGGAACCAAATGGGATGTTGCTGTATCAGATGAAGACCAATACCCAAATACAGAATTGCTTGAATACAAATCAGAAGGTGATGACAACTGGGTTATCTATAAGTATGAAACTGCTTGGTCACCTGCTGTAACTATCTTAACTAAACTAAGTAATCTTGTTCCTAACTGCCTGCTCACATTAGAGTTTGAGGAAGAGACAGGTTGGGGTGGGGAATATGAGATTGTCCGTGGTGAAGTAAAAGAACTAGTTGAATATGAGAACCGTTGCTATGCTTGCCAGTCTTACGATACATTAAGTTATTGTGAAGATGACTGCGGTGAATTCTGCTCATCTTGCAATGAAGGTTCTTGGCAGGATGAAAAGGCTATGGCAGAATGTCAGACCCATATGGTATTATTACCTTTGAAAACCTACACACAGGAAGAGGCACTGAATGTCTAGTTTCTTAGAAAATGAAAATGAAATGTTGATTGACGCAATCTATTCTGAGATTGGAGAACAACTAGTTGAAGATTGGATGAACTCTAATTTAGATGAAGGGCAACTATATGCCGATTGGTGTGTTGCCGATATGTCCAATAGTAATTATCTAAAGGGCAGGTTCAATCAGTTTCACAATTTAAGTCCAACAGATAACTATTATCTACAATGGGATGAGAACGCGTAATGGCATACTATAACTTCGTAATTAAATTACACGGCGCCGTTGGCGCTAATAGCGAAGAAGAAGCAATTGAGAAAATCAATGGACATCTTGACGACCTTGGCCAAGTTGAAAGCATTATCAAATATGATTTAGGTTGGCCTGATACGTCTTGGGAATTGGAGTCTGAACTACAATGATTACATCACAGGAACTACTTGACTATATGTATGATGACAACTTAAGTCATTTTGACGACAGAGACACATCAGATGATTGTGATTGTTATATTCACATAACACTTAATACTATGCTTAAATATATGGAGGCAATAGAATGCTAGGTTATACTAAGGATGATTTAGATCGAATGACTAATGCTATACATGACGCCAAGCTTTTTTATATTATTAACACAACCGCTCCATATGTAGACAGAGAACTCTTAGTTAATGATTTGTTAATGGCAAAGGATTTTCTTGATGGATTATGGGCAGAAGGACATTTCGAACATGCTAACTAAATCTAGTAAATTTATAGAGTATATGAAGATACATCTAATTAGTCTTGAACAAGACTTAGAAATGAATCCTGAATCTATCAATGTAATTGATATTCCAGGACAGATTGAAGCAACCAGGCATTTATTGTCAGTGGCAACTGATATAATGAATGATGACCTACAAGGAAAGGGTTACTAATGAATGCAGAAGATATTGGGCTCCCGCCCCATTTGCAACGTATGGTCAATGCTGGAGTATCGGGCCTTGACATTATGCACGGAGAACTAAAGAATCTAATGCTCATTGCTGAGCAAGACTTGGCAGACGCATTAGAACAAGAAACATTATCTGAAGAGGCAATGGACTCTATGGTCCGCACAGAATGTGAAGGACGACTAGACACCTTGGTCGAACTATACCAACTAACATATCAACTATCATTTGCGATTGGAGCACGTACACTATGAAGCCTGAAGACAAAGATAAACTAAACGAATGTTTAAAAATTCTAGATACTACGGACCTTGGGTTATCCCTGGTTTGGCTGTGGACGTGGTCAACAATCAACAACATCTTTGAGGATGAGACCTACAAGCAGAACGTTACTATAGATCAGATGTGGGACCACCTCTGCGAGGCCGTGGAGGCTGGCCAGGGCTTCTCCCTGGAGTACGGTGCCGAACAGCACCAAGAAGATGTACAAGACTGGATGTTAAGCAGGGACTACATTGTAGACACAATGTTTGAAGAAGAAGAGGAAGAAGACGAAGATGAGGATGAGTGACAACTACCTGAATGATCAGTTAAACACAGCCCAAAAGCTTTTGTGGGGCGGATCTGAAACTGAGAATATTGAGGCACACAACATCATTGCTAAATTAATCAATGATCGTATTGAGCAAGCAGATCTTTCGTAGGGGCCAAATTCGGCGGTTACGACACAACTAAATAAACCCTGAAAGCTATTTACAAAATTGCAAATAGTTGATATACTAAATAAAACATCTCTTGAAAGGGGATTCAAATGACAACAAAGCGTGAATATCTAAAGCAGCAAGGCATCACAGTAGGTGTACGTGGTCGCTTCTCAGGAGCTGCCAAGGTAGCTCTAGCGGAAGCTGTGGCTAAGGGCGTTACATTTACTGCAGAGACTCCAGCCAACAAGGCTAAGTAATCCAGGGATGGAGGTCGGGGCTTCGTTGGTCCTTGACCTCCTCTCTTATTTTTGGTACAATTGACAGTTAGGCGGAAGGCGGACGAATGAGTAAGACACAAGAAATCAAAGTAGCAGAATCATTAGTTAATCTAATGGATGACCATTGGTTTAATCCAACTATCTTTGGTCGATATCTGGCGGAACAGCCAATCTATACAATTGACCGAGTTATGGAAATGATTGTTTCAGTAATTGCTGAGCAAGCAAAGATGTATGATGTATATTCAAATCAAGGTACATATACAGAAGGTTTAATGTTAGCCAATGAACTGAATGAATGTATCAAGGCGTATCAGGAAAGTAATCAGTTAAACAATCTTAAGTTACCGTCCCGTTCTTACAAAGTAAAACGGGAAGAACCAAAAGAAAGAACATATCAATTTGGATGGCGGGAAGAGAAAGATCCATTCAGTCAACCATAAGGCATATACAATGAATAGATGAATGCCTGGTTAGATAGATAAACATATCTAGCCCAAATTATCCACAGGGTTATCCACATCCTGTGGATTTTTTGTGTGTGGGCATGAGGGCAACATTTTCTATTTACGACGAGCTATTTTAAATCCCTGAAATTGTGGGCACATTTTTCTATTTACGAAGGCTTGACAAATACGCCTGAAAATGCTACACAATATGTCTATATGATTAATTATACATATAGAATGTCGACAAATGTGTAGAGAATATGGCAGAATAGATCAAAATTCCTTATGATATCTATTGACAAATATGGATCAATATGCTGTGAATTTAAGCTATTGACATTACGATTAAGATCGGATATGCTCAATTACATATGTATGTTTAACTATATATAACTATAGTATATGATATGTTGTTTATAGTATAAATTCTCCACTATGCTCCACTTTACTCCACTATATAAGCCTTAGAAGGGCTATAGGAGACTGGAGAAATCGGAGGGGGATATAGGAGTTAGGACCTAATTTCTGTAAATTCTACAGCTATCTTGCTGAGCATGTGATACACACAAATGGGTCATCATTAGCCTTTATGTACAGTTGTTTGCATTTGGAGCAAGCTATCTTATATGGCTCATATTCCTTAATGAACTTACTATAGGATGATTCGAACTTATCCATTGGCTTCCCGTCCTTTTTCCCAATATGGGATCCCGTTTTCATCATAATCAGATCCTAATCTATTAAGCAATTCTTGGGTATCTGGATCTGATAATAGGGATTCTATGATGGGTTGAATGTCCATTATTTTCTAGTCCAAGTTGAAACCTTTTGTCCAGGAGTTCCCATATATGTATCTTCAATCAAAGCCTTATTCTTATCTAGATCCCGTATTGCCTTATTGAGTTCTATCATATCCTTAGCAGAAAGTCTGATACTTGTCAGTTCCCGCCCTTTAATTGCATCAAGTTTACGTCTAGTTTTTTCAATATCAGATAGGCTCTTCTGCTTTTCAGCAGCAATAGATGCCCTAGACATTCCTTTATATTTCTTCTTTTTGGCCATTAGAGATGAATCTCATTTACAGGCTCTTTAGACCAGTGAACATACGATCTAATATATACCGCTCCATAGGCAAGAGCTGCCAATATAAATCCGTATTGCTTTGTGGTTATGGCATATATCATCCATAGGCACTCATTTACTAGCAAGACAAGCCAAGCCCAAATGACCTTGCGTCCTACAAAGAATGTCCCTGTGACTCCAATAGCTGCTAGGATATACGACCAATACATTATTTGCAACTCATGCAGTAGTATGGAGCACGAAGCTGATATGGGTGGACATAACCTGTTCGAGCACATTTGTAGCATGTAGCTTTAATTAGATCAGATTGCTCGATCCGAAAGCCAAACTCTCTTGTATAGTACAGTTTAGTAACGTACCACGTTATTAGTATTGCTAGTATTTCTATCATTATTCGGCCTCCCCGCCTTTATCTATTTGGTCCAAGAAATGGAGTTATCTTATTTTTGTTATTATCTTTATATTCATCAAAGTCTTTTAGCTCATCATAGCCATACCCAGATTCATTTAGCTCAGGTTCATTGTATGTTCGTCTAGGCAACATATCGTCATCCATTGCACCACAATTAGCACATGTGATTTGACCATCAAGGTCTAGTTGATAGTCACATCCATATTTGGTACATAGGGCATCGCTCATATAGCAATTATACTATATAGATGTAGTTTTAGTCAACTGTTTTAGCTCATAATTATTATCTTTAGTAAACCACATAGGAATAGAATATCTATCTTCATTTATAACCTTTACTTCATGAAAAGAATTAATGTCTGTTGATTTAAATATAACTAAGTCGCCAAGGCTTGGCATAATCTTTAAATTAAGTAATGGAAATTCTAATGGACCAGACTTGCTGGTAGTATTTAAATATAGCAAAACGCTGTAGGCATAGTGATTATTTGCTCCATTTTCTGTATCTATGTGACCATGTACCTGAGCCCCAGGGATCTGTTTTGCTAGCCAAAGAGATGCAAGATATAAGTCCTCGGTCTCTTGAAATTCATCCCTTATAGAGCTTACTGAAAGATTAATGACTTTTTGTATTTGATCTTGTATATCATCAATACCATCAAGAATCATTGCTGATTTTTCTTTGTTATGGTTGTCTTTACCAAACATTTTTGTAAATCTAAGCTTCTTTGTACCAGTAGTAAAAGAGTCTTGATGCTTGTTTATGTAATCAATTATAACTTGAGCATCTTCAGGGCTTATACAGTTTTTTAATATCTTAATGTCATCCATTAGGTCTGTACCCCTTATAGAACCCAGGAGTAAGTAGTCCAATTAGTTCTTCCTCATCAATTAGATCCTCGGAAGATAGGTGTAGATGAAAGTGTCTAAAGTAGTCCCCTTGCCATTCCGACTTTTTAGATGATATTGTCATATGAGTTTCTTTTAAAGAAGAGCTTTTACGAGTTATAAAGTGACCTGCTAAAAGGATATCTTTAAATAAATCAGGATGGTCTAAGATATGTGCGTTTTCAATATGATCAATTGGTATGAATAATAGATGCAGCCTACTATCAGGTGCTGAGTCATAAACAATTACAAACTGATCGTCTTCGTATAAAAATTTACTTAGTTTATTAAAATCTCTTAGCTCTAATGGTATTTCTTCAAGCGATTGAATAGAGTCAATTTTGTTAAAGATGCCATGCTCTTTTCCTTTGGCAATAGCAATACCTTTTGAATAATGAAAGCGCCAATCTTTTGGGCACATGTAGCAAGTCATAATGTATCTAATATCCTTTACGTCAGGTACTGACAATTTTGTCTCTACCGCCGAACTTTTTCACTAATTGGGGCCTATATTATGAAGATAAACCTTTAAATGAATGACATGCACATACTCCTACTATTTTGTACGAGTCTTTTTCTACTTTGGCTAGATCATTATATGTAGCTACAGCCTGACAGTAATAACATGTTTCTGTTGATTCTGTTACTTCTAGATAGGCTTCAAGATTATCTAGTATGCCCATTTAGTCTACCTTTGGGTTAAATATTCCTGCCCAAGAAGTAGTTGGCTCTTCTGGAAGTCCTGTTGCTTTATTAATTGGAACACAATTAGGAACTTTCTTTCCGCCCTTGTCTTTCATGCCCACCTGCTTGTAACCAGACCAGCATGCCTTTTCCATGTTATTCCATTTGTCGACATGCTCATCATCTGAGATGTATGTCTTTGAGATCTCTTCATCGTTCAATTCAATGTTATCCATATCTACATTATATCATAAAGTGTGTCAACGGAGTTGACTGAATTGTCTCTACCGTCGCGGATTTCACTTTTTTGGACCTCATTTTCATGATATTGTAAATGAAAATCCATTAGACTATAGGTTACTGCACAGAAACATATCTGGCAATGTGTGAGCCATTGAGACTTATCTTCCCACTTTTTATTCATAAGCTTCAGGTGAAGGAATCGGACCTTCGTTATCGGTTTCGGAAACCGCTCTACGACCATTATAGGAACCTGAATTATTCTTAGGAATAATTCGCTTAATTTCATAGCAACAGACTGGGCACTCTCCGACGTGCAAACAATTGCCTGAATCTAAGATAACCATTTCGGTTAACCTTCCTTCTACATTCTTATTACAAGGAACGCAGAAAGCACTCAACATTACTGTCAATTAGCATCCGCTTCACGGAGCCATTGATCTTCCCATAGTCCAATTAAAGAACTATTTCCAATATCATCAAAATAATATTTGTTTTTAACTGGGCTGTATGTCCAACCATACCACATATCGCCTTCCATCCAAGAAAGAGATCCTGTTTTCATTCCTTCTGGATCATTCATTATTGAGTCTAGGTGGTCATACATATGTACTTCTTCAAATATAGCTTTTCTTAGTGGATCCCACCTAAATATTTTACTTACTAACCAATCAATTATCATTTTGAAATAAGTCTCATCTGTTCCATAATCAATGCTTGCTTTCTTTCAAATGCACTAGATTGTGGCTTAGATGCAAGCCTTTTTAGATTCTTTTTTTGTCGTTTCATTCCAGACTGGGATTTTGCCACATTATTTTTTTTCATATATTTAGTATACTATATTTATAAAGGTGCGTCAATAGCAGACTTGTGCATAAGCACTTCTTTATAGCACTCTAAAGCTGTTTCATATTCGTGTGAATTTAAAATTAATTCATCATACATTAAATAGTCTTTATGTATACTGGATGAGGGTATGTGCGGATTATTTTCACGATCTGAGTAAACCTTGACGTCTCCCTGGACCACATTTGAACCTAAAGTTTTTAATACATAATTAACTGTATTTAATGGATTAAAACTTAGATCACTAAAATCAATAATAGTTTTCTTTTTGCCTTTTAATATTGATTTATAAAATAAAATATAATGTGCTAGCTTTACATCAATTTGTTTTTGAGGTATATGATGTTCTGGATAAGCGTTTAAATGTAGATTCATAACATATTCAGACCTAATTGTTTCTAGTGGCGGTCTTATTACAACAACATACATTCCCTGATAATCTGAGTTTAGTAGTTCGTGCTGGTATTCTATTGTGCCAAAATGCATAGGCATAGCCTGATCTAGATTATGAACTAAAAAATTGTATCCGCTTCTTGGATAAGAAGATATGCGAAAATCAATCATTTTTTATTTTTTATTAAATTTGCTGCTTCTGTAAATCCGTTGGCTTCAAGCTCTTTAATAATTGCACTTGAAACATTTTGAACTACCTTTTGTACTGTCTTATGTGTACCGTTACATGCTGGGTATGCTGTTGAGTATCCGCATTTACAATCTGCCATTTTTATCTCTTTCTATTTTACTAATCGACGTATCTGTCTTTTAGTCTTTTCCATCTACCATATATATTTGGGATTTCTGCCCCAATATATTCTTGGCCTGTCTCTAAATCTATTAAAAGCCATTTGCCAGGAGACTTTGTATGTATAGTTAAATCTACCGCTTTGTCAAACTCTTTGACTTCTGCCCCTTGATACATTTTGGGTAAAAATGTATAAACATTATTAAGAAGTTTTCTCATTATACTATTATACTATAGAGCTATCTTCTATTCTATCTATAGCATCATCAATTGATGTAGTATGTTCTTTTGTACAATTCCCACATTCTTTACAAATTAGTATGGCTCGCCTTCATATTTTTTATCCCCTATTAATTCTTCTGGGATTATGTCTACCATTAAATGCACACGATCTGTTTCACCAAAATTATATACCCCGTGAAGAAGCTTGTTATTAACCCTCCATGAATCACCAATCTCCATGTTTGCATACATATTATCTACACTAAACAATGTTTTTTCATTAGTAAGTATTGGTATGTGAAAGCGTCTTATAAGGTGAGTATACAAGGCTTTATCATAATGTGGAGTAACTAATTGCATGGCTGGTAAGCTTACTAAAGTAGCTCTGCCAACCCTTCCATTGTTAGTTTTTTCTAAATCTTTTATAATAGGATCTATTAATTCCCATAGTTCATTATTTTTACATAAAAATGAAGGTGAATATTCTTCTCCTGGGACCCACCCTAATGGGTACCAAGTTAGGTGGTATGAAAAAGTTCTCCAGTGATGAATTGCTCCATCTTGACGTGAAGTATCTTCTAGCCATTCTGAAGTAAACCCAGACACGATATCAGAAATTTTAGAAACATCGTAATGTCCTTCTTTAATTAATTTAAAGTCTTCCATGTAATATTCTTTAAAATCTTCTATGTAAAGACCTTCTTTATTTGGCTTAAACTCTGTCATTACTTTCTGCCCCATTTAACTTTATTCCAACCACGCTCATGGAAGTAATAAAGAATTGTCTTTGTAAATACCTCAAAACTTGCGATTGCACCAGCGGTAACTGGCTCTTTAGTTATTGCCCAAGATATTACAAAGGTATCTGCTGTGCCAATGACACGCCAAGTAATTGCTTTTAAGGCTGATCTTTGTTTGGTTACATTCATGATGGCCACTCAATTTTGCTTGGCTTAGTGATGAAGTTCCAGACTTTAGATGCCCATCTCTTTACGTTTTTGCGTAGCGCTAATAGCATGAATGTCTGCCCCCAAATCTACTTGCTC